ACACTAAGCACAGCGGCACAAACAAATATTACCAGCGTAGGTACGCTTACAAGTCTAACTAGCAGTGGCACTATAGACGCTGATACATTTACTACAGATGGGTTAACTATTGTTGACAACAATATTTCAACAAGCAGATCAAACGATGATATTAATTTAGATCCCAATGGCACTGGCAAGGTACAAGTAATTGGTAATATAGCAGCAACCGAATTCCAAGGTGTAGCAACAAGCGCACAGTATGCTGACTTGGCTGAGATTTATGCAAGTGATGTACAATATCCACCTGGCACAGTAGTAACAGTGGGTGGCGATGCAGAAATTACAAAAGCAGGACCTGACACAGTATATCTAGCAGGTGTTATTTCAACTGCTCCTGCTTACTTGATGAACAGTGCTGCAGATGGACAGGCAGTTGCACTAGTAGGTCGTGTACCAGTGCGTGTTGTAGGGTCCATAAATAAGGGTGAGGCTGTATTTGCAACGCACAATGGCTGTGCAAGTTCAAACGGTGCAGGCGCAATTGTTGGAATCGCATTAGAAACAAATAGCGATTTATCCCAAAAGAATGTAGAATGTTTACTTAAGGTATAAAACTATGAAAGAACAAGACATGAACAAAGACGATATTGAACAACCACAACAGCCCGAAAGTGCTATTAAAGACGTAAGTGGTGTGATGATGGAAGGTCATATTCGTATCTTTGATCCCGAGACAGGTGAAGATTATGTGAACAAGCGCAACGCTATTCATTATGAGAACATGAGTGAAGCACTTGCGCTAAGTGTAGCAAACAAGACCACCGGTTTTGTACATGAAATGGCATTTGGTAACGGCGGCACCAGTGTTGATCCAACAGGTGTAATTACATACTTGCCAGCAAACAGCAGCGGCGCTAATGCTAACCTTTATAATCAAACCTACTATAAAGTTGTAGATGACAACAGTAGTTTGAACACAGATACAGCAAGAAATAAACTTAGTGTAAACCACACAGCAGGACAAATTTACACAGATATTGTTGTAAGTTGTTTGTTAGACTACGGCGAGCCAAACAGTCAAGCAGCATTTGACAACACCAGTAACTTTAATGACACATACACATTTGATGAGCTTGGACTGCGTAGCTGGACAGGCACAGTTAACACGGGTAAACTATTAACACACGTTGTTTTTCACCCGGTACAAAAAAGTCTAAACAGACTTATACAGATTGATTACACAGTTAGAATTCAAACACTGACTAATCTTAGTAGCATATAATATACTAAGTTTATAAAGTGGATAAATAATACTAACGAATACATGCGGAGCAAATAAAAATGGCTTATACAGTTAACAAAACCGACGGTACTATTCTTGCAACAGTAGCAGATGGAACCATTGATACAACCACAGATCTTACGCTTATTGGTAAGAACTATGCTGGTTACGGTGAATTCTTTAACGAGAACCTAGTAAAACTATTGGAAAACTTTAGTAACACTAGTGCACCAGCAAGCCCAGTTGCAGGTCAAATGTGGTGGGACAAAACAAACAACCTACTTAAGGTTTATACAGGAACAACATTTAAAACTGTTAGTAGTAGTACAGCAAGTGGAAGTACACCAACTGGTAGTGTTACCGGTGATTTGTGGTGGGATACCACTAACGGACAGTTAAAAGTATATAACGGAACTAACTTTACAACTATTGGTCCATCATTTACAAGTGGCACAGGAACATCAGGTGCTATTGTTGAAACAGTTACAGACAGTGGTAGTACAGATCATGTTGTTGTTAAACTTTATACAAACAACGTTTTAGTTGCTACAGTATCCAAAGATACAACATTCACTCCGCAGAGTGCTATCTCAGGATTTGCAACAGTAAAGCCAGGTATTCAACTTAGTACTGCAGTTACAGGCAACAAGTTTGTAGGTACAGCAACAGATTCAGACGCACTTGGTGGCGTAGCAGCAGCAAGTTACTTGCGCAGTGATGCTAGTGATTCAACAAGTGGTGTACTTAGTGTACTAAACGACACAGGACTAGTTGTTGGTGTTGACAGTGACCTAACAGTTGGTGTAAGTGGAAGTGATGTAAGTATTAGTAATGCCACAAGTGATGGTGACATTCTTATTAAAGTTAACGATGGTGGTGTTGTTTCAACAGCAATGACCATTGATGGTGCAACAAACCGTGTTCTTGTAGCAGGTGCTCCTAGTGATAACCTAGGTGTTGCAACTAAAGCATATGTTGACAGTGCAGTCTCAGGCAGTGGCGGACTATTACTTAGTGGCGGCACAATGACAGGAGACATTCTTGTTAGTGGCACAGTAAACTTTGGTAGTAGTGGCAACAGAGTTGCAACAGTGTTTGCAACAACATTTAACGGAACTGCAACTGCAGCAGAATATGCTGACTTGGCGGAAAACTTCCGTCCTGATAACAGTTACGCTCCAGGTACAGTAGTAGCACTAGGTGGTGTGGAAGAAATTACTGCAGTAAATGAAGAACTTTCAGACAGTGTGTTTGGTGTGGTAAGCACACGCCCTGCATACTTAATGAATTCTGCACAAGATGGCGGTGCGCCAGTGGCAGTAGCAGGTCGTGTTCCAGTGCGTGTTTTAGGCTTGGTAAATAAAGGTGATAGACTTGTTAGTGCAGGAAACGGCATGGCAAGAGCTGCATCAGATGACGAATCAATTAATGCTTTCAATGTTATCGGCAGAGCAATCCAAACAAAAACAACTATGGAAGAAGGCACTGTAGAAGCCTTTGTAACAATTAACTAATCGGAGAAAAACTAAATGGCTTATACTTCAGGCGATACTATACTCGATGATCACTATAATGATTTTGCTACTAGTGTAAACGCACTTTGGGGTACAGGCTCAGGTGACAGAGGTTACGGAGAAAGTACTACAGTAGCCGCTGTCAGTGCCGGCACAACAATTACAGCGGCACAGTGGACAACACTACTAGCAAGAATGAACAGTATGGCATCTCATCAGGGCTCAAGTATTACTGCAATTAGTAATCCAAGTGCAGGTGATACAATTGCTGCATACACAGCACTAGCAACAAACATCGGCACTATTGATACAAACAGACTTACACCTGCAGCTCGTCAAAGTGTAGCAAACACAAACAGAGATAGTGCAACAACATTCACAGGTACACTAACGTTTACTCACAAGTGGGCATGGGGCAGTACAAACCAAGCACGTTACTTCTTTAACGCAGGTGGACGTTTGAGTATGAGTGGTCTACAAAGTGGACATGGCAGTGATAGTAAAGGTAACCAATGGGCAAACTTGCTTGTACAAGCAGGTACTTACTATGTGTATGCACAAACAGCAGGCAAGAGTGGTGGTTCAGGATCAGCAAGTACAAACCTTACTACTACAGCAGGCTATCATGACTTAACAAGTTCATATCTCACAGTGTTCCTACAGTATGAGGACACAGGTCCATATACTGCAAACTATGTACAGTGGCAATTACAAACTGCAGACAGTGGTGCTAGTGTTCAAGCAAGGTGTTACTGGGTTGACGCGGCGGCTGATCAGACAAGTTATAACAAGTCAATCTACAATGTACAGGATCAGGTTGAAGGTACACACAGAATGACATACGGTTATGAAAAGCATGATGTAACTTATGTTGCGGACAATGGTGGTACAATCACTGTAACAGGTAGTGTTTCACACAGTAGTGATATTAGACTTAAGACAAATATTCAAAAGTTGGATGTTGTGGAAGGTCTACAAACATACATGTGGAACTACACAAACGGTATCCAAGGTACATGGTCAGGTGTTATGGCACAAGACTTGCTAGGCACACAGTACGAAGATGCGCTACTAGTAGACGATGCAGGCTACTACATGGTAGACTACAACAAACTACCAGTTGATTGTGTAAAACACTAAAATATAAAAAAACATTTTAACTATTGACAGGCGCTTGGGCGCCTGTTATAATATCAAGAATGGAAAATCTAGAAACATATGCTCGCGAAAGATTCGAGCTCAACCGACAAAAACAGACTCTTAAAGAGCAACAACAGCAACGGCTCACTGTTACATATAATGGTGGGCTATTCCGTGTAGATATGACCTTGCTTAACTATTTGTATATGAAAAATGCAAATGCAGGCCTGTTTCAACAAAGCACTAAATGCATTATACCAGATAGTTATGATACACCAATTGAAATTGACTGTGTAGAACTTGTAAAACTATGTGATGCTCGTTGGAATGAAGTACACAATGATTGGCACAATGAATACACTGAACTAAAAACAAAACGCAAAGCAGGTGACGTCTCTGTCTAAAGGCATACTAATACTGTACAGTGAAAGCGCACAGTTAGACTATCTACGTCTAAGTGAAACATGCGCACGACTAGCAGAAAAGCATTTAGGTGTACCTAGTACCGTAGTTAAACTAGATCCTGCACAAAAAAACTTTCGCACATTTCGTTACCCTAACGGCGAACTAGAAGGTACAGAGTGGAACAACATAGGCAGATACAGTGCCTATGAACTTAGTCCATACAACGAAACATTGCTGATTGACAGTGATTATATTGTACAGTGTGACGCACTAGCAAAATATTTTGGGTGTGATCACGACTTTGTTTGCCATAATTCAAGTTGGGATGTCTCTGGCAATGATGTGTTTAGACATGACCGTTTTATGACGCAGAATTGGTTTGAAATGCGTTGGGCAACAGTTGTGTATTTTAAAAAAACGGAACGTGCAAAGCGTATATTTGATGCTTGGCGTATGGTATATGAAAACTACGCTTACTATGCAGAATTGTTTGGGTTTAGTAAAGCACCGTTTCGCAATGATTTTGCAATGAGCATTGCACATCAAATATGCAACGGATATGCAAACACAGCAACATTTGACTATGCATTGCCTGCACTTAGCAGTAGTGACAGTGTATTGGATTATGCAAATGGGCGTTGGCTACTCAAGTATGAACACAAAGAATCACATAACGTTGTACGCTATACAGGCGATTTACATGTAATGAACAAACGCAGTTTGCTGGAAGTAGCGGATAAACTATGCGCATAGAAAAAAATAAAGCGCAAGGATATCTAACTTTTGCACAAGGAGAACAATATCTTCATTGTGCATATCTGCTTGCTTTGAGTGTCAAAACTTATTGTAAAATAAATGATTTTTGTGTTGTTGTAGATCCTAGTACAGCGGACTTGCTTACAGACAATCACCGCAAAGTATTTGACGAGATAATCCAAATTGATACTATGCATCCTTTTGAAAATGAAAATCGTGCATGGGACTTAACTCCTTACAAAGAAACATTTAAAGTAGAAAGTGACATGCTCATTACAAGCAATATTGATCACTGGTGGGCAGGTGCTAGACTTAAGAATGTTTGTTTTACTACACAGGTGCGCAACTATCGAGGTGAAATAGTAGAAGATAAACATCACAGACGGATGTGGCATGAAAACAATTTATGCAATGCTTATAATGGTTTTATGTATTTTAGACACTGTGCTGAAACAAAACAATTTTTTGAAACAAGTCAACGTGTGTTTGATAACTTTGATATATACAAATTAAGTGTGCTAAGTAACTGTAGACACAACACTGCAGATACAGATGTGTTTATGAGTATTGCTGCAACTGAATTAGGCAGCGAAGATTACTATATGCCTACATTAGATTATCCTACATTTACACACATGAAGCAGCATATCAATGATTTTAGTAACGATGATTGGCGGGATGCTTGTAGTTGGGCACTAACAGATGATATGATATTTTGTGTAAACGGATATGCACAAACTAGACCATTTCATTATTTTCACAAAGATTTTTGTACACAGGAGTTAATAACGAGATATGAGCAGCGCATTCTTTGAAGTAGCAGATCAACTAAAACCACCTAGTACTAAAAAAATACATAAGTTGTATTATGATGATCAAGGCTGTATAATAGATATATCATATGACGTATTAGAACATGATTATATCGTTATTACACAAGATGAATTTGATGCGTGTAATAGTAAACGTGACGACTACACAGTAGTAGAAAATAAACTAACATTTAGTCCTCCTAAACATCGAACTTGGGGATTAACACAACAAGAACTAGCGAGAAATCCATATGTCAAAAGTTGATGTAGCAGACCTAGACTGCATTTATCTTAGTTACGACGAACCTAAGAAAGAAGAATTCTGGATTAAGATACAAAACATGGTGCCCTGGGCAAAGCGTGTTGATAATGTACAGGGCAGTGATGCTGCACACAAAGCAGCCGCAGACGCAAGTGATACAGAACGTTTCATCCTCATTGATGGTGACAACATGCCTTATCCAGAGTTTTTTGATATTACACTGGATATTAAACCAGAACATGAGGATTGTGTATTTCGTTGGAAAGCAGTAAACAACATCAACGGACTTATGTATGGCAATGGTGGTATGAGTTGCTGGACACGCACATTCGTAAACAACATGCGCACACATGAAGCAAGTGATGGCACTGATGAAAATGATGTAGAGTTTTGTTATGATCCAAAGTATCTAGCAATGAACAATGTGTATAGCACAACCTATCCCAATGGCAGTGCTAAACATGCTTGGCGTGCAGGATTCCGTGAAGGTGTAAAGATGTGTTTACGCAATGGCACAAAACCTACACTAATTGAATTTGAAGATATGGTACATAAGTCAAACTTTGATAGATTAAGCGTGTGGCATAACGTTGGCAGAGATGCAGAACACGGTTCAGATGCAATTAATGGTGCACGAATGGGTACATACATGACCATGCTTACTGACTGGGATCATACACAAGTACAGTGGTTTGAAAATTTAGATAAGATATATTCCGAATATGATATTATGAACATGCCTGAGATTAACGGTGCGCTTCTGAGCAGACTTGGATTGCCTATGTTAGATATAGGAATTAAAGAAAGTGCTTTTTTTAAGAAGTATTATGAACAAACATACTGTGCAGCAGGACCTATGACACTGGAAATAGATGCAATTAGAAAGCACGAAGGCTGGTAATGGATTGTGGTGCTTTTGATAGCGGATTCTGTATTCATCCAGATGGAAAAGTAAGTCCTTGCTGTTTATTTGATCACAATTTATTTTTGGATATTAATGACCTTGACTGGAAAGATCCATGGCATAGTTTAAGAGATGGAGCAGGATGTGACGCTTGTAGGCATCCTGGACCAAAGTACAAAGATAATTTTGATAGTTTAAAAAATGAGACTTATGCTATACGATATTTAGATGTAAGAAACAATAATCTTTGTAACCTAGAATGTACAATTTGTAATAGTTATTACAGTAGTAAATGGGCTGATAGATTAGGTGAAACAAAATTTGTAAGCACAGACTTTGATGTAGATTTAACAAATGTAGAACATATCTACTTTGCTGGAGGAGAACCACTTATCAATCCCAAACACTGGCAAGTATTAGATAGTATCATTGATCCTAGTAGTGTTACATTACATTATAATAGTAATCTGTTATCAATAAAAAATATTGATATATACTGGCCTAGATTTAAACATGTGTCGGTCAATGCTAGTATGGATGCAATTGGTCCCTTAGGAGAACAATTGCGTTACGGCACTAAATGGGACAAGTGGACAAATAATTTACACACTGCAGCAATGTATGCAAAAGTCACAGTAAATCCAACTATAAGTGTATTGAATATTTTTAACTTAAAAGAAATTGAACAATGGAGCAAATATCCTGTTGTTTATAACATACTAGCAGAGCCTGATTATTTGTGTGTAAATGTATTACCAAAAGACCTAAAAGAATCTATAGAATATATTCCAGATAATGCTCACCTTAGAAGTTTATTGAATAATGATGAAAGTTGGCTATTTCCGCACACAATGAGTTTTATATTGTTACAAGACAAACTTAAAAACACAGATATATGGAGTAGTTTGCCGTTTGAAAAATATGCTATTCAAGAATATATGCGAGATGGTATATGAGTGATTATTACAACGATGCACTAACTGCAAAAGATAAACTTGCAACAGTAAGTGATAGTTTTTGTTTGGCAAAATGGAAACAAGTTAGTTTGCATTTAACAACTGGTCATACAAACAGTTGCTACCATCCACCATTGCATCCTATTCCTGTGGAACCACTAGCAGAAAATCCCAGTGCGTTACACAACACTGCACACAAAAAACAAAGTCGACTAGAAATGATGGAGGGAACTAAGTGCAGTGATTGTAATTATTGTTGGAACATAGAATCACAAGGCAATATAAGTGACCGTCATTACCGCAGCGGCGAGCCCTGGGCCATGCAGAGTTTTGATGAAATAGTTAACAACCCACTTGCGGATGTTAACCCAAGTTATGTAGAGGTAAATTTTAATAATGTTTGTAATCTTAGTTGCAGTTATTGCAGTCCTCAGTTTAGCAGCACCTGGACAGCAGAATCAAAGGAACACGGAGCATGGCCCACAACTGTACCGCACAATGACCCCCAACACTTTGTGGGCAAAAGACGGGCTATTCCCAACAGAGAAGACAACCCCTACCGCGAAGCCTTCTGGCGATGGTGGCCAGCTCTATACAAGGATCTTAAACACTTCAGAATGACAGGCGGTGAGCCCACAATGGATCCAAACACATATCGTGTGTTTGACTATGTGTTAGATAATCCAAAGCCTGATCTACATCTTAACACCACAAGTAATTTTAGTGTTGACGCTAAGGTATGGGACAAGTACAAAGGTTATGTGCAACGCCTGTGCGAAGGTGAGCAAATTGAACACTTTATGCAGTTTGTTAGTTTGGACACCTGGGGTAAACAAGCAGAATATATACGTCATGGATTGGACTTTGATCTTGCTATAAATAGATGTGAAGAATTTGTTCGAGATGTTCCACGTCGTAGTAGCCTGACATTCATCATTACAATGAATAATTTAAGTATACTTTCTCTTAAAAAATTGTTAGAATACATTGTATACTTGCGTAAAACTTACACTGATACCTATCAGCGTATATGGTTTGATACACCTTTACTCTATACTCCTGAGTGGCAAAGCATGCAAATATTGCCCATGGAATATCAAATAGTAATGCAAGAATGTATACGCTATATGCAAGATAACATGCACGAAATGCATGGATTCAAAGACTATGAAGTGCTAAAAATGCAACGTGATTTGGATTGGATGTTACAAGGTACTACAGATGTAGAACGCAAGCGTGGAGATTTTTACAAATTCTTTAGTGAACATGACCGACGCAGAGAAACAAATTTTTTAGAAACCTTTCCAGAGATGAAAACATTTTGGCAACAGTGTGAACAGTATGCAAACAGATCTAATATTTAAAGCAAACCATTTAGACACTAAGAGCGCAAGTTTCTGCGCAGCCAAGTGGTACAACGCTACTATATGGCTTGGCAGCGGTATGACTACCAGTTGTCATCATCCGCCAGCACATCTAGTCAATCCAGAACTAGTGCTAGAAAATCCAAAACTGCTACACAATACGCCTGAGAAAAAAGAACAGCGTAGACAAATGCAGTGCGGTGAACGTCCCAGTGGTTGTGAATACTGTTGGAAAATTGAGGACATGGGCAAGTCATTTATAAGTGACCGTGTTTACAAATCCAAGATATATACTAGTGAGGAACTTAAAAATGCATACGCTACACCACATGATGAAGATGTTGATCTCATTACCCTTGAGATTGCCTTTGATAGAACATGCAACTTTGCTTGCAGTTATTGCAATCCCGCATTTAGCACAACATGGGTAAAAGATATAAAACAAAAAGGCAGTTACAATGATCTACAAAGTGATGGACGTAACCACTTCACACATCCGCACGATAAGAACCAACTGTACAAGTTCGGCGAAACAAATCCATATGTAGAAGCATTTTTTAAATGGTGGGACACTGACCTACATCGCACACTGCGTGAACTGCGCATCACAGGCGGTGAACCTATTATGAGTGCAGAACTTTGGAGATTGTTTGATTGGTTTAAACTAAACGCAGATAAAAGTCAGACCGGTCTTGCTATTAATAGTAACCTCGGCGGCAAACCTGAACTAATAGATAGATTAGTAGAAGCAAGAACACACTTGCCTAGTTTAAATATTTACACTAGTATGGAAGCAACAGGATACAGTGCTGAATACATCCGTGACGGATTAGACTTCGACCAGTGGTGGAAAAACTTGTTAAAACTACACTTTGCAGATATTGACACACACTGTATGATGACAATTAATGCGCTGTGTCTACCAACACTGCCTGATATGATTGAAAAAATACTTCGTGCAAGAACTCTATTTGGCAATGGGTTTGCAGTAATGAGTTATAATATACTGCGCTTTCCAAGTTTCCAGAGTTGTTTGGTGTTACCGCAACCTATTAAAGATGCTTGTGTTAGTAGACTAAAACAACTTGACTTATCTAACATGCAAGACTGGGAGCGTGGACAACTGGACAGATTAATTGAGTATTTGCAAGTGGTTGAGAAACCACACAACGAAGCATTTGAAATGCCACGCTTGCACAACGACTTTAAAAAGTTTTACACACAATATGATGTACGCCGCAATCACACATTTGCACGGGCGTTTCCAGAACTAGAGGAATGGTATGAGTCGCTCTGAAAAAACAGACAAATATTACGAAACATATGACTACAACAGCAGACGTCCTGTGTTTGTTAAGTTAGAAAGTTTGCGTGAAGACCAGCAAAAGCGTTTAATGGAAAGCAAGTACTTTTGTATGATTCCATGGACGCACATACACGGATTTCCAACAGGCGAAGCATACCCTTGTTGTTTGGCTGAAATGGAACACCCTATCGGCAACATGCGAGATAATTCATTAGAGGAAATTTGGAACGGGTCAAATTATGTCCAAATGCGTGAACGCATGCTTGCTGACAAACCTTGCAAAGAATGCACACGCTGCTACGAACAGGAAGCGCAAGGCTTCTTTAGTATGAGAAACAGCCACAACAAACACTTTGGGCATCACATTGACAAAGTAGATCAGGGTGTTAATCCAGACTTTGAACTAGTATACTGGGATATTCGTTTTAGTAATCAGTGTAATCTAAAGTGTCGCAGTTGCGGTCCTATGTTTAGCAGTTTGTGGTATGATGATCATGTTAAAATGCATGGACAAGCACCTAATCACAAGCGTATAGAATGGGCAGGTAAGAATAAGACTGATATATGGGAACAAATGATCCCACACATTGACCACATAGAGCAAATATATTTTGCAGGTGGTGAACCTCTGATTATGCAGGAACACTATAACATACTTAAAGAACTTGTTCGTCGCAAACGTTTTGATGTTAAATTAATTTATAATACAAACTTTAATGAAACGCTGTATAAAGATTTAGATGTGCTGGACTATTGGGGTATGTTTGATAGTGTTAGTATTGGCGCAAGTTTGGATGCCAGTGGAGATCGTGCAGAACTAATGCGCAGTGGGTGTGACTGGAATAAAATTGTACACAACAGACAACGCATGCTAGAAGTGTGTCCTGACGTAGACTTTTACATTAGTCCAACAGTAAGTTTAATGAATGTACTACATGTGCCTGATTTTCATAGAGCGTGGGTAGACAGTGGATTGCTCAAAGCACAGGACTTAAACGTAAACATACTGCAATCACCTGATTGGTATCGTGCAGATTGTTTACCCAAAGAACTAAAAGCACAAGCAACACAAAAACTAGAAGAGCACATTGCATGGCTAGAACCTCAGGATCATTTGCAACGTGCAACAAATGGTTTCCGCAGTACAATTAGTTTTATGAATAATACTGACAATACACAGCATTTGCCCAAGTTTAATCATGTTACCAAGCAGTTGGACGCAGTGCGTACAGAAAACTTTTATACAGTGTTTCCTGAACTACAAGGTTTAGCACAATATGAGTAGATGCATACTTCCATGGATTAGCATTGAAACAACTCCGCTGGGAACAACACGCCCTTGTTGTTTGTATACTGATGAAATACCCAACGTTGATCTTAAAACACATACACTAGAGGATGCGTTCAACAGCAAGACAATGCGTGATCTGCGCCGTAGTTTCCGCAGAGGCGAAAAACCTGATGGTTGTCGTAACTGCTGGCGTGAAGAAGATGCTGGCAAAAAATCAAAACGTGAATACATGTTGGAAAAGTTTAAACATCTTAACATTGAATACAAAGACAACAATGGCGAAGAACTTGTTTTCTTAGATTTAAAACTTGGAAACATTTGTAATTTAAAATGTAGAATATGTGGTAGTTGGAGTAGCAGCAAATGGGCAAAAGAAGAATTAGACTATGTAGATGACAGTAAAAATCATATTGCTCGTACTTGGTTACGGGCAGGACAATGGCCCAGAGAAAGTGAACATTTTTGGACACAGTTAGATGAGATACTGCCACAAATAAAATATTTTGAATTTACTGGCGGCGAACCATGGATGATCAAGGAGCATTTTGATCTATTACAACGTGCAGTTGATCGAGGACTTGCACAAGATATTGACATCCATTACAATACAAACACTACACAGTATCCAAAAGATCCCACGATATGGCAGCATTTTAAACATGTGCAAATAGCATTTAGTGTAGACAATACTGAAGAACGTTTTGAATATGAACGCTATGGCGCAAACTGGGAGACTAGTAATGCTAACATAAAAAAGGTACATGCACTCAGAGACAGTGGCTATCCAATTAGTACGCAGTTATGCTGTACCTGGAACGTTCAAAACATTTATTACTTGGATGAAATATTAACCTGGGCAGATACTATGGATTTTAATAGCGTACATTTTAACGTAATGCATGATCCCTGGGAGTTCAGTCTAAGTTGTATACCTAGAGGTGCTCGCAGTCCTGTTATGTTATACTTACAAAAGCAACAGATAAAACACAGCAAATATAAAGATGATATTGTTGCACTAAAACAAATGATAGTTAATTCAGGTGGGAAAGAGAACGGCGAATCACTGCATACTAAACTGCGCCAAACGGACTTGTATCGTAATCAAAATTTTGCAGGAAGTCACGCTAAGATGGCAAAAGTAATTGGTTATGAGCTTTAATTATGCTGGTATTGTGTTTTCTTGGTGGTGCAGGCGGAAACTTTGTTAGTAATATGTTAAGCATGTTACAAGACAGTACACAGCAATTGCATATAGGTACTAACTTTCATCAATCTATTAGAAGTAATGATATTATATTAACCCACGATGAAAAAGATAATTGTAAGTATTTTTGCGGCAACTATAAATTTAATATGTATTTAAACGCTGTCATTAAGTATAATATAACTGACCGTAAACAACATACACAACAGGTCTCCAAGCAACTTGAGCTTTTTAATCAAGTAGCAAATTCGTCAATAATCTTTTATAAAGAAAATTTGCACATTAACTATGATGATCTTTATATTGACCCAGAAAAATTTATCAAAGATTGCTTTACTATGTTCGACGAGGCAAAAATAGACTATACCAAAGATTACGAGATTGCAGCCAGATGTATTGAAAATTTTAAAACTACCTGTATAGATCCAAGTATATATTTCGGGAATATTAACAGTAACATATGGTTAGGATGGTGTTTAGGAATTGATAGACTTTTTTTAAATGAATGTCCTATTTTTGAGAATAAAGCACTTGCTCAGGAGCATGTATCGCACAAACAAGATTTATATAAAGATATAACACAACAATATAATATGGTATACTTTGATGTCTAAACCTGAAAATCTATGCATGGCGCCATGGACGCACACCTATCTCAGCCCACAAACTGAAAGACGACTGTGCTGTGCCAGTCGTGAACCTGCACAGAGCTTTACGCAGTACATTGACACAGCAGAAGGCGACAACGAGTACACTCCAGAAACACTGGAAGAATACTGGAACGGAGCAGGCATTCGCAGTATCCGTAGACAAATGTTAAACAATGAAGTTCCAGATGCGTGTCAAGTATGTGATAAAAAACTTCTTAACCAAGACGTATACAGAGATTACTTCACACATTTGTTTAAGCACAAATGGGACCAAGTCATTACTAGCACAGATGCAGATGGTTATACAACCATGAAGCCTGTAAGTTGGGACTATCGTTTTAGTAACTTGTGCAATTTTAAATGTCGTATGTGTGGACCTATGCTTAGTAGCAGTTGGGAAACAGAAGCTCGCAAGCAAGGCAAAATAGAACCTTGGATGGAAAAGCCTGTTAAACGTGCTATTGAAAAATTCCAAAAGGATACTGTGGAAGCAGAGTTTGCAACTGCAGTTGAAGAACATCGTATTGAAGAAGTATACTGGGTAGGTGGAGAGCCACTCATGTATGAACAGCATTGGCGTTATATGCAACGCATCATAGAACTGGGTGATGGGCCTGGATTGTATGCACGATATAATACAAACCTAAGTCGTGTTGATTATCGTGGCGTAAACTTGTATAAGGATATACTTGCCAACATTCGTGATTGGCAAATATGTGCAAGCATAGATGGCACAGGCGCTGTAGGTGAGTATATACGCACAGGATTAAACTATGAGGAATGGTTAGCAAACTTTAAACAAGGGTTAGAGTATACTCATGGTGATAGACGTAAGATGCGCATTGACTTTACACTTACACTGCCTGGACTATTTGAAATAGTAAACATATGCCGTCTGGCAAGAGAATTAAACGTAGACATACTTGCAAAAGTTACGTTTGCATTTACACCAGATATTGCAATGTCGCCACTGTTTCTTCCACGAGAAATATTAGATCATATTGTAAATGAATTGTTATTGACTGACTACGTGGATAATCGTACAATAAGAGAAATGTTAAAAAGTTTATTAACTCGTCCAACTTTTGAGGAAGAGTTTCCAGACGAGTTTGCTAAAGGCAGAATCAAAGGCAAGTGGCGTATGCAAGCCATGGACAATTTGCGCGGCGGTATGAAGTTTAGAGATACACTGGGTACGATACAAGCAAGAGAGTTTTGGGATGAAATCTGTTAAAGTAGTATTAAGAAATTATGAAACTGGAGAACTAGCGGATTATAATATTGTTCCTGCAGATAATCAACTAGCACAGGACTGGATAGTGGCACTTGAACAAGATGTGCTGCAAAAAAGTTTGCACTTAGAAAAAAACTATTGCTTCCACGGCTTTCCCTATACACAGCGTGATCTAAAATATCTTTGCAATAATCTTAATAAACATATACGCACTATAAACACAAGCAATTTAGATTATGTTATTGAAGAACACTTCTGTGAGGATACAGTAAGGTTTGATGAAAATTATCCCGTTGGTTTGTACACTGATAACAAAAATAATCATGGCCTTAGATTAAAACATGATGTTATGAATTTGCTACATAATCATTTTGAATTACTACAAGGAACTGTGGAAGATCCAAGTGAATATGCATCACAAATGACTGTGGAAACAACATACGCAGTAAGACAACTGAACAATATTTGTCATGAAATAGAAAGTTTAGTACTAAGTCAACGCAAAGCACAAGTAGAACCATTTTGGGTTCGTCCCAGTCAAATCACAACATTTCTTCGTGCGCCTAGACACACGCTTACAGACGAACACAGACAAGGTTTTTTGGACAATAGTTATGACAGGGAACTAGGCGGCGTATATATGCACTGGTGTCAAATTGGTAAGACACTTATGGAAGTGTACAGAGATGAGGGTGCACCAGAACTTACTGATACTGTATGTGAAGCAATTACACATTTGCAATACTACAGCGGAGAGTTTGATGTTGAGTGGGGCAATGATGTTGTGTATGATACTCACAGTCCCTGGCACTGTAAAGAAATAGATGGATTTCAAAATTGGTTAGCAGCAAATAAGTTCAATCCCTATGATCCTAAACTTAGTTTAGGCTATTTAAAACTGGGAGAAGTTGACCTGCTAAATAGTTTTGGAACAGCGGATGCTCAGGACATATGGCGACAAATGGGCAACTATCTAGACATTTATAAAATAGAGTGCGGATCAAGCAGTGCTACCTATGATTATCACTGGAGCGATAGAGACCACGAACAAAGACAACTCGAGAGTTTACGATGAAAATACTAATATGCGGATTACCTGGCAGCGGCAAAAGCACACTGGCAGAACCTTTTGCAGAACTAATAAATGGCATTTGGCTAAATGCAGATCAAGTAAGAACACTGTATGATGACTGGGACTTTAGTTTAGAAGGTCGTTTACGTCAAGCACAACGCATGCGTCACCTAGCAGATGGTGTAGTAATGGCAGGTAGAATTGCAGTAGCAGACTTTGTTTGTCCTACTAGTGCAGCCCGTGCAGAATTTGCAGCAGACTACACAGTGTTTATGAATACACTGGAAGCAAGTAAAAGCACTAAACCTGCAGCACCAGGCACTACATTTGCACACACTGATTCAATTTTTGAACCAGTGCAAAACGCTAACTATAATGTTGCAACATGGTTTAATGACACACATACAGAACTTACAAAAGTCGTAAATAATTATATACTTGCACAGCAAGGAAAACCCACGGAGAGACTATAATGTATAAAGTATTATTAACAATAGCAGTATTGTTAGTTCCAGGGCAAGCACTAGCACTGGACGGAAAAGATGAATTTAAAAGAAATTGCGGTATTTGTCACAGTATTGAGCAAGATTCTAGCATAAAAAAACTTGGTCCAAATCTTTGGAACATCATGAATCGCGGCGTTGGTACAAGCGTAGCAGACGATAATTCAGCTTTTCCCGCCTTGTCTGTTTTAGGAGGTTCAGGTGCTTACAACAGGTACAGTAAAGAGTTTAGTGCTTGGGCTCATGAGAATCCACAGTGGACAGAAGAACTACTGGATGCCTGGCTAACTAACAGTAAGAAGTTAGTAAAAGGCACAAACATGAGCTACAGACAAAAGAGTGCTGAAAAACGCGGTGCTATTATTGAATATCTTAAGAGCATGGGCGAAAAGTAACATGGAAAACTGGAAAGAAGTTGCGATTGAAGCACTTAGAAAAGAAATACTAGCACTGATTACAGAGCAAAAGTCTGCACTAATTAAATCAGGACCTGGTAAAGACAAAGATGTTCATGAAGTAGTAGATGATTTGCACAAGCAAGTCGCTATACGCATTGATGTTATTAAACATATTGAGACATTATCATATGCATCAATTGTCAATAAGATTGAAAATTTATCATGAGTTTTGATTGGCGCAAGCCCACAGCACAAATGCTGGGCAGATGGCAACCCTGGCATGATGCCCACACAGCGTTGTTTAAACGTGCTCTTAGTGTAACAGGACAAGTTGTTATCATGGTGCGTGATGTGCAAGGCTGGGAAGATAATCCATTTGACTATGAACAAGTATGGCATGGTATCCGTGATGGACTCAGTGCAGCAGGTTATGAATACAGCATACAATATATTGTAATGCGTGTACCTAATGTTGTGGACATCAGTTACGGCAGAGGCGTAGGTTATACATTTACTGAACATGATTTAGAACCAGAACTTAAAGCAATTAGTGCTACAAATATTCGTGCAGAGATGCGAGCAAAGGGAGAACTATAAAGTGCCTAAACCAAATCTAAAATTTGATCTAAGTGTGCGTGACATAGAAGTTATTGAACATGCGCTTCGTGCAAAGGCAGGCAGGCGTGGTATTGCAATTGCTAGTGGAAATTATAGTGAAGAACTAAGAAGAGAAATGATGGAAATACAAGAGTTACTTGGTAAACTACATGAACAAAAAGTATGGTACAGACCTAAGGAAAAAACTTATGTCAGTGGTTAAATTTATTAAACGTATTATTAATAAAATTAAAATGGAAATAAGATACCGCAAGCGACTTAAAGAACTACGCAAGCGCGATCCGTTTATCTACAAATAGGAATAACAATGTTAAGTAAAAAATGTAAACAGCATTTAACTGATGCAAATATGACAGCATGGAAACATTTCTGTCATGCAATGGGCATTGCGTTTAAACTGCAACGAGCAACACTGGCGGTGGTTGTACATGCTTTTATACCACGTTGGTTTACAACATATGCAAGTGAGTGTATCAAAAAGATGGCTAAATGCTTGTAAATGTAACTGAAGTAGAACACTATACAGATAGATTGTTTCGCATACGCACAGAACGGCCACGCAGTTTTCGTTTTACAGCAGGTGAATTCACAATGATTGGATTGCCTGACACCAACATCACCAGGGCATATAGTTTCACCTCTGGCCCTGGTGATGACTACCTAGAGTTTTACAGTATTAAAGTTGAGGACGGTCCTCTTACCAGCAAGTTGCAGCATGTTAAGCAGGGTGACAGTTTAGAAGTTGCGGAACGCACAACTGGCACACTTACACTTGCTAACATTGAACTAGGCGGCAACTTATGGTTATTTGCTACTGGCACAGGCATTGCTCCTTTTGTTAGTATACTCAGAGATCCAGATACATATAATAATTTTTGGACAGTAAATGTAGCCTGGTCAGTGAGAACAAATGATGAACTACTAGCCTATCATGATTTTTTACAAGAGATGCTCAGTGATAGCATTCATAATTACTATCCAACTGTGACTCAGGAGACGCCTGCGCAGGGTGTGCTTGGTGGGCGCATACAAGAACATATTGCAAATGATGAATATTGGAAATTTATTAGACCTGACAGCGATAAAGTTATGATATGTGGCAGCATGGATTTTAATACAGACATGAAAAATTTGTTCATTGACACTGGATTCACTGAAGGCAGTAAGCGCAGTGCAGGAAATTTACTACAAGAGAAAGCATTTGTCGAAAAGTAAAGAAACATTCACAGTTGATGCACCCTGCACACTAAGTTGTCCAGATAAATCTCATCCACTGTTCACTATAAAAATAACACTAGACAAACCAGTTGCAGTATGCTATTATTGTAGCAAGACATGGGTATTAAACGATGACAATTCTAGGACTTAGTGCAGGCTTCCACGATGCTGGCGCAACACTAATTAATAAACGAGGCGATATCCTTTTTGCTGGACATGCAGAACGTTATAGCGGCATAAAGAATGATGCTAACTTAAATGATGTACTGATTAAAGATGCATGCAGTTATGGCGAGCCCAATCACATAGCATGGTACGAGAATCACTGGTCAAAGCGCACACGACAGTTATACAGTGGTGAATGGCGCAAAGCACTGGACTTTAGCACAACACCCAAGAGTATTGCACGACGTCATCATCTTAGGGCACCTATTACAAGTTATGGTCATCATAAGTGTCACGCTGCAGCAGGATTTCAAACCAGTCCTTTTGATAGTGCAAAAGTTATAGTAGTGGATGCTATTGGTGAATGGGATACGATTAGTGTTTGGGATGCTTGGTATCAACCACAAATATTGGGCAAAGGCATTGCACGATATAAAAAGATCTGGAGCCAGCAGTATCCTCACAGTATTGGACTTTACTACAGTGCAGTAACAAAGTATGTTGGATTAAAGCCCATGGAAGATGAATACATTTTAATGGGCATGGCAGCATATGGCAAAAGTTATTTGAGTGCATACCAAGAAAATTTAAAACTAGTTGACGACGATAAAGCCATAACATTTAAAGATAACATGCATGCAGGCATTGACGAGGATCATTTTGCAGGCACAGGACTTACTGAGTATGATGTTGCAGCAGGCGCACAAAAAGTTACTGAACAATTACTACGCAACCTATTTGAAAAGCATTGTACCAGACAAGACAATGTAGTGTTCATGGGCGGTGTTGCACTTAATTGTCTGGCAAATAGTATGCTAAGTGGACTGTGTCGTAACCTATGGATCATGCCTAATCCAGGTGACTGTGGTAATAGTTTGGGTGCTGCAGCACTGATGTATGGGAAACGGTTACAGTGGGAAGGTCCTTATCTAGGACACGACATGGGAGGCGAGTATCCTGTTGATGCAGTTATTGGAAAATTAATGACTGATAAAATTGTAGGTGTTGCTACTGGTCGTGCAGAGTTTGGACCAAGAGCATTAGGCACTAGAAGTTTGCTTGCTGATCCACGCGGTGATGATATTAAAGATCGTGTAAATGAAATAAAGCGTAGACAAAAGTTCCGTCCGTTTGCACCAATGGTACTAGAAGAACATGCAGAAGAAATATTTAATATGCATGGTGATACTAATCCATATATGCAGGGTGTGTACTATTTAAAGAACCCAGAACTATATCCTGCTATTTGTCATGCTGATGGAACTGCTCGTGTACAAACAGTTGGTAAGAACGATCATCCAGGTGTAAGAGCATTGCTTGAGAAGTGGTACTTTATGACAGGTTGTCCACTGCTACTTAATACAAGTCTAAACATCAAAGGCGAACCCATGGTAAACAACCGTGCTGATGCAGATAGATTTGAAAAACGTTATGGAGTAACAGTATGCAGTTAATTAAACTACATGATGATTTTTATCGCATCGAAGATGCATTTGATAAAGCAACAATAAAGAAACTACGCAAGCATTTCAAACACAGAGATTGTTGGCAACGACTGGGACAAGGGGCAGAAAACAGAGACGAAGGTCACTATGCTAAAGGATTGCACTTACCTGAGATTGAATCTGTTGTCAGTGAATATTTTGCTACACCGTGTTTTGCTAATAGCACACAGTTATGGTATGACTATGAAGGTTATATAAATGAAGTACACACTGATCTGAGTCCTAATCTAAGTGCTAATGTACAGATATATCTTTGCAAAGGTGACGAAAGCATGGGTACCCACTGTTACATAGATGGCATGTGGCGCAGTGTTCCTTACATTAAAAATGGTGGATATCTAATGTTTAATCCTACTCAACATGAACATGGCATGCGCAGTCCTGTTATAAAAAGGCGCATGAGCATATATCAGAGTTACAGAATAACACAAATTCCTAGTCCTATATGGTAATCAATGTTTGATATTTACTGCATGCAAATGGGCGGTGAAACTACGCTGCCTGCGCACACAAAATACACACGCTATAACAATACACATCTGGCAACTATTAAGCGTATAGTTGAACGGGCAAGTACAGAATATGTTTGGGTTGTCAGCGACTTGTGCGACTATTCACACTTTGATTTTACTTGGCAACCTGTACCCTGGGAAGCAACGCAAATACACTGTTGGGCAAGCGGAGATTGCGAGTACGGCGATACTTTCCTTGTACCTGTAGCAGCGTTTAAGCGTCAAGCAGACAACCTTAAAGTTCTTGGCTGGTATGAACACATTAACTGGCACAGCAACGGTGTACCTCGTACTACATTAGGCGATATGTATGATTGGGTAAAGCGTACTCCGTGTGACCTACACTACGATCCTAATCTATGGGAAAAACGCAATCTACATGCCTTTACTGCAAGTGGTAGCGTACTACTAGTGCCGCGTGACTGTAAACAGCATTTTCGGACACAGTACTATGACTACCCATACATATTGCGTCATAATGACTATAAAATAGAGGATAAGGCACTAGATGTAGTGTATGTTTCCAATGGCGAAAAAAACGCCGATTTAAACTGGGATCGACTGCAAAAACTGTGTCCGCGAGCAAAGAGAATTGATGGTGTAAATGGCAGAGCTCAAGCATACAAAGCCTGTGCAGAAATATCAGAAACAGATTGGTTTATAAATGTATTTGCAAAGTGCTGGGTACATGATGACTTTGACTTTAACTGGCAGCCTGATTACATGCAAAATGACAAACACTATATCTTTGATTCATACAACCCTGTTACAGAATTAACCTATGGACACATGGGCATTATTGCCTACAACAAACAGTTAGTATTAGACTGCACTGAATGGGGGCTAGACTTTACACTTAGCATGCCGCACACCAGTGTACCTGTTGTAGGTAGCACTGCAGATTATGCAACAACGCCATACGAAACTTGGCGCACTGCGTTTCGTGAATGCATAAAATTAGATCAACAAAAAGACATCGAAAGTCAGTTTAGACTTAAACAATGGTACACTGTTGGTAATGGAGAATTTGGTGATTGGAGCAAGCGTGGCGCAGAAGATGCACTAGAATTTATTGGTATGGGCGGAGACCTGCAACTAAGTTTTGAGTGGACTTGGCTCAAAGAACATTTTGATATGCTCTACAACAGTTGATGCTTCATCCAAAGTAGTATAACTATCGCAAGGAATGCTTAAAAACCTTTCACAATTAAGTGTTGCTTGTGGCATGTTTGCAAGCGGCTCTTCGTATACATCTTTGCATTGTATATTTTTTAGTATTAGATGCGTTTTTAAACAACTTTTTTTGTCAGTGGCAATTACAAATTTGCTTACCATTCCTGTTGGATCAGTAATACAATCAACCAAGTCTTCCAGTTCTTCTGTATAATATTCTGCAAGTTCTCGGCGACGACTTGTCCAGTCATCAAAAAATTCTAGTTTTACTAGTAGTTCAGCACAATCACGTTCGCTCATTATGCTGTTTCCGCCTGTGTGAATATCAACTTGGCCATGCCTGCGTAACTGTTTTACACGTTCAATAATATCACTGTCATTACTTACAACTGCGCCGCCGTTGCCAAAGTTAGGTAGACTTTTTGTAGGATCAAAACTATAACTTGCAAACTCGCCTTTAAGTGGCAATCCAAAATGTTGAGCACCATCTTCGTATACTGCGATGTCTTTGGGCAACACACAGTTATTGCCAAACAATCCAACCCATATTACACTGTCTGTTGTTACACTATCAAACTCAACACAACCGTTTGTTCTAACATCAGCAAATACTATGTCCATGTCTGCACGCCGGCAACTGTTTTTAGTAGCCTTAAATGTTTGTGCTGGAATAGTTGTTGAGGTTGTTCCTGTAGCACGAAGACCATACATAAGTGCATCGCTGCCACTGCCCACTACGCTACAGTATTTTGCATTTGAACGTTCTGCCAACTCTAGTTCTAATTCTTGTGTCCATCTGCCTAACATTACTTGACCGCTAGTGAACACTCTTGCCTGTACTTGTACAAGAAAAGGCATAAGATCATTTGCCAAGCGATCAAGATTTACTAAGCGTATCATCTAATCCTCTGCGTAGATTAAACTGTGGAACATATTCAAGTTCTTCATTTGCTTTTGTTATGTCCAGCGCACCACGTCGTGGATAGTTAGCAGGCTTTGGTTCACTTGTGTAGTTAGGTTTTGCGCCTAACTTTGCGTACAGCATATCTGTCATAGCCTGCAGTGTATGTGATTCTCCACGGGTAATGTTATATGTTTCAACCTGTGGTTTTAGATCAACTACACGTTCTAGTCCGTGTACAATGTCATCAACATATGTAAAGTCAAACAAGTTGTCTGCACCTTGTAGTGTAATCTGTTCGCCCTTGCGTATTTTATTAATAAACAAGTTTACAACCCTGTTAGGCTTGTCTCGTGGGCCGTATACAGCACTTGGACGTACAATTGTCCAGTTGTTATGAAACTGTTTTACAATACCCTCGCCAAGCAATTTAAGTTGTCCGTATATGTTTGTGGGTGTACACGGATCAGTTTCAGTCATAGTTTCCTTAGTCCATTCTCCATATGCCATACTTGAACTCATAAAAACAAAATGACTTGTATTATATTGCTCTAAACACATATGTAAACCGTGTGTCATTGTACTATAAGCAAGCATAGGATTGTTAATAACTGCTTGAACGTTAGGTTCGGCTGACAAAAATATTACAGTATCGTAATATCCTTGCGGCAATACATTTCTGTTAATGATGTCTTGTCCTGTGGTTTTATCAACAATTTCACAATCATAACTGCTCAACTGACTGAAGCGAGATCCAATAAATCCCGCTCCGCCAATAAGTAAAACTTTATTCTTCATCTACTGTTTCTGGTTCTTCTTTAACAACAAGTTTTGCTTGTTTGCTTACAATAAGTTGTTCAATTATTTCATCAACATCACTGTTGTTTTCTTCCATGTAACGAATAGCATCTGCTGGTGACTTTGCAAGTCCTTGCCTTATTAAGTGACGTGCAGCCAGTATAAAATGTATTTTTTGAGTACCCAGTTGTGCTATTGTTTCTTGAGGATGCTTTGCTCCCATTTTATTACTCCTTAAAGAGTTTCTGCGAGTGGAAAGATTTCTGCGATAACTTTTGCACATTCTTTAGCAATTTCCATGTGCTCTTTTTGTGTGCCATGCGCACTACGCAATTCAATATAGTGTACCCAACTGCGTAGAGTACCGTTCATATACAAACGGGTCTTTGTTAGTCCTTCTGGAAGAACTACACGGGCTTGCTCTTTAGCAATATTATTCTTAATAGCCCATTCATATGCTTTTGCTGCAGCCATTACAACTTTATCTTGATGTATACGCCACTGTTTATCAAGCTCATCATCATCAACTTCAATACTGTTTTGTCTATTTTTGACATCCTGCAGTCTTGCTTCTCTGCTAACAAATTGCATGTCCTCAACAGGATTAGCATAACGTTGACTAAACTCTTGAAAACTAAAACTACGATGACGCACAATCTGATGTGCAATGTCACGAGTAGTTTCAATTTCAAGACAAGCACTGACCATTTCTAATGGACTCCAATGCTGATGTTTAACCAAGTACCTAATAAGTTTTTCACTTGTTTCAGTGTTTATTTGTGCGCTAGGGTTACTTACTCTTGCACAAAATGCAATAAGTTCTTGCACGTTATCTACACCTTCTGCTTCAAAATCTGGAGCAGGGGTGCTGTAACTTACTAGTTGTACTTTCATGTTATGCTGTTGCCTTTGCTGGACGACCACGTTTTGCTTTTTTAGGCTTTAGTGCAGGATTAAGATCCTGTGCTTCTTCCATTAGTCTAGTTGCTTCTGCTTCCAAACTCTTCATTTGTGTGCGCATCTGTTCTGCCTGCTTTACAAGACTTGCTGCAATTGCTTCGTCAGTTAATAGGCCACTTCCGCCAGTTGCTTCCGCCGATGCCGTAATACCTGCAGCCTTCTTTTGTGGATCAGCAAGTCCAGCATTAGCATCCAATTCAGCAAGTTTGCCTGCTGCTTCACTGCCTGTGTCCAAGTCACGAATAATTTTATTAAGTTCATCCAAACGAACACCTGGGTTGTTTGGCTGCGGAATCATAATAATATCCTGTGTACGGATTTTTTTCATAAAGCGTTCATTGTGCAAAGTATTTAGAATAGTCTGCCCGTTAGTGCCTGTAATGCCATGAATAGCATCGCCTAGGTCCTTTGCTGCCTGACCTTTTGTGCTTTGGATAGCGTTCATTAGATCATCATGCAGAGTTTGTTGCAATTGATCTGGATAAACAACCAATGCCATATGGTCTTCACCTGGTACTTCACGAAAAATTACTGCAACCTTTAGGTCACCTTGTTTACCTACATGTTTAATCATTGGATTCTTCTCCTGGCAATTCGCCCATGTCACCATCATCTGCTACTTCTGGTTGTTGTACAGCACCATTTGCAATTAGAAAGTTCATTAGGTTGTTATATAGCATACCACATGCTGCCATTTCATTTGCTTTAATGGCACCACGGTTACTTACAACTTCAATAATGTTAGCCATTAGTTTAAGGTCATTTACGCCCAATTGCGGCGCACCTTCTACCGCGGATTCTGCAGTTTCCGCTGGCATGTTTTCTTCTTCAGACATTCGAATCTCCTTGTGTCTTTGATATCATTACTTGTATTGTATGTGAAATATGTCTTTATGTCAATAATATTTATTTTATGTTTGTGGCTTACTAAGTTTTTTCATAGTGTGTGCATCAATTGAAAATCCAGTGCCGTATCCAATTATACATGCTTCATCGTCACTTACTTCACTAAGTGCCCATTCTTTTGTTTCAGGATTGATTCCTAAAAATACATATACACTTGCCGGTGCTTCTGTGTTTACACTATTTGCCAAACCGTTACCACCAAAGGTAAGTTCTAATCCTTTGCTTCTAGTAATAGAACTGATCTTATCCACAGTTCCACATATCACAGGCTTACTAGCCCAGTCAGGTTCAGATTCATCTGCAACCGCTTTGCCAGTAATAAAACCGCCTAGGAGTGCAAAAAGACAAAATAGTAAGTAGTATTTCATATAACTATTTAGCCTCACTGTAGTAGGCATGGTTGCCAAATGGTGGAACAATATCCTCACTGCCGTGAATAATAAACACAGTATCGCAGTAATCTGGATCGCCCCAACTGTTCCAAGGGTAACCATCTGTGAACATAATAAAACGTTCTGGACGGATTTCATTTTCTTTCATAAAGGCCCAGTTAGCATCAAAGTCTGTGCCGCCACCGCCAGTAATAGCGTAGTCATCAAACTCGTCAATGTTCTGTGGTGTAAACTCGCAGTAGTTGTAGCACTGTGTATCAAAGCACCATACTTTAATCTTAAAGTCCTGGAACTGTTCCATAATGCCGCGCACTTCTGACAACATCTCCTTGCCCATTGTGTCGCTGATACTGCCACTCATATCAAGTGCAAGTGCAATGTCAATAGTTTCTTCTGGAGTCTGACCAGGCAGTGCAACATCACTGAAGTAGCCTTTTTTGCTACGAGCCATGAACGAATAGTCACCTTTAAGTGTGCTTTGAATACTCATGTTAAGCAGTTCTTGCCAGGGCATTTTAGGCTCTGTGAGATCCTTAATAATACGTTTTACGCCTGCAGGCATCTCGCCAGCACTTGCACCAGCGGCACTTTGTAGTAGACTTTCTTTGATCTGATCTCTGATCTCTTGTTTTTGCTCTTTGCTGTATTTAGGCTTGCTTTTACTAACAAGGTTACCGTTTGCATCTTCTTCTGGCTGTCCACCATCGCCTTGTCCGTCATCTTCGCCATCCAAGTGTTCATCTAACAACTGGTCAACTAGATCTTCAATATTGATCTTGTCAGCGTTCTCATAGAGCATGTCATATACTTCTTCCATGCTCTTGCCATCATACTTGCGATCATACAGTGCAGGCACAGTAGTAATAAAAGTACCAATACGATTGTCTTTCAAGTCTCTGTTTACGCAATAGTCTGCGGCAATGTTAGATAGTGTAGGATTGTGTTTGTTCTGCTTGCTACGACCAAGGTGATCATATACATTGTGCAGTACTTCATGCCCAAACAAGAAGATAAGTTCTCCTGGCTTCAGCATAAGAATAAACTTTGAATTGTAGTAAAAATACTTGCCATCTGTTGCGGCTGTGTTTAACCACGCATCAGCGTTAACAAGTGGGAGACGAGTAGCCATTGTACCAAACCAACTGGTCTTGAGCAACATCTTTACACGGGCAGTAGTCAGTGCCTCGCGGGCCTGAAAGTCCTCTTCGGGCACTGTTTCAAAGCCAACTGGAAGGTCAATACCTTTTTTGTTTTGTGTACTTTCTGGCATGCTCGTCTCCTTTGTTTACTATTTAACTATAGCACTATTACAGGATATGTCAACCTTTTAGAACAGATCCTGTTCAGTTACCGGAAAATATGGAACGTAGTTTGGTACAGCAACACCCTTGGCTTTCAGCATTGCACAAATAAACGCAAGCATCTTTTCGTTTTTATGACCCTCGTGGCTAATACGATTACGTTCTCCTTCGGGTTTATCTGCTTCACCCTTTCTAAAGTGTACCTCATAGATTTTCCTTACACGGTCCCAAACCATATTGCCATCAAAATCATCACCTGTTACACTGCGACAAACCATAGCAACCTGTTTAATGTACCTTCTATCCAGTTCCATTCCGCTGTTTACACACTCATGAAAGAAGTTGTACATAGCAGGAACTTCAACACCAAAAGCAGGTCTGTTACTACCATTTAAACCATAGAACCATTGTGCAAAGTACTTTGTTACTAGATGTGAAAACGTTGGATCCAAGATCTCTTGTGTTCTTGTAAGAGCGCCAGGCTTATCCATTTCTCCTCGCCGAGGATTTGCAAGAAACATAAAGTTATCTTCAAGATGCTGTTGTCTCTGTTCTGCTAGTACATGTGATTTTACCTCACTGCCAGTGTCTCTACGAGCAAATACACCCTGTTCATGCATGTCTACTGCATCAAACAGTACACGACCTTCACCGTTCTCACTCATTAAAGATTCTCTTGCTTCTTCAATAGTAATACCATCAGTAATGTTAACTGGAATTTGTACTTCACTAGGGTTTAATTTATGTACCTGTGTGGCAATCAAATACAACATAATCAGTGTATGCTGTCCGTCCCAGCACACAAGGTGCTCTTTACCATTTGGGTCAACCCAAACAAAAACTTTGATTGGCTGTACTTTATACCAACGGTAGTTACGGATATATTTCTGAATTGCTTCCATAGTTGGAACACGTTGCAGTCTCATATCAATAACAATGTTAGCCATAGTTTCTGTAATTCTACGATTTGCTAATTTGCTATAGAAAAACTCAGGATCCTGCATTTCCTCATAGCGCATCTCAAATTCTAGAAGACTGTCTTCTGTACCAGCCCTTAACCGCTGGTTACTTTCACTGAGACCATAAACATACTCAATACGATCATTGATACTACTAATTGTTTTATCAAGTGTGTTTTCAAAAATTTTATTACGCTTTTGTGCATAATGCACTTCTTCTTCGGTAGTGTTCATTACTTGAAATCCCATTGTGTTTTTCATTGGATATGCCATTCTCTCTACTCCTCAATCGCAATATCAGCGGCGTGTAACCTTGCAAAGGGAGAATCGCCGTCCTTCCAGCCCTCTGTCATAACAGTCTGTAACTTTAAATACTTGTCAATGCGGGTTGCTTGTGTAGGTGTAATATAAACAACCTTGTGGTTACGCATTACAAAATCAAACATTGTATCTTCACTAGCACCCTTTGTACACATGCGAACAAGTTCCTGTGTCATAAAGTCAATAGGCACAACATGCTCGCCCCAAGTCAATCCCTGTTCACTGTCGTATCTGTTAACTTCAACTTTGCTACGCAAGCACTCATACATATCACGCCCTAGTGCGCTTGTATGACCCCGCTTGACTGCACTGCACACTGTATCAACAATGTGCCAAGTACCTGCTTCCAGTCCACCATTTACTTTCCATGTATTACCAGTGCTATCTTCAAACTCAGGTGTTGATTCAATACAATCAACAACTTTAAGAAAGTCTTCTGCCAAATTTTCGCTAAGAAATGTTGGAAACATTGGGCTACTAACTTTACTATCTGCAAACATTCCTTGTTTGCGAAGTTTGTTCAACAGTAGTGTATTGTTTGTTTCTCTTGTAGGGTTGTTACGATACGCAATACGGATACCAACCTCTCCTAATTTAATCAGTAATTCTACATCATAATGAGATTTTGAGGTAGAATATACAGCACGGAGACGTCTTGCTTGGCCATCTTCAAACAATTTTAGTGGAATATCCCTAGTAGTAAGGATATCCACACAGTTGCGTAATTCTTCTTGCGGTGTAAGTAACATCTAATTCTCTCTACAAATCCAACTTATAATTAAATATAACATAGATTACAGAGTTGTCAACCTTTTTTAGCATTATATACAGGAAACTCTGCATACTTTGCTCTGCGCTTGCCGCCTTCACTCATACCGTGACGGAAGCCAACTACTTTACCATTGTCTAGTTCAACCCAATACTTTACATCTTTTTCAGGTCCAGGCCAACCATACTTGCCCACATTTACTTTGGTAATCATATTTTGTGCATACTGCTTTGCTTCAAAATCTCTGTTACGATACTTTGGCAAGTCCCACCATATGCCAAAGTCGTCTTGTAATGTTTGTTTTTTCAAGTACATGGATTAGTCCTCATTACTTGCAGCAACATACTTGCCAAAGCGATCATAAAACTCATCAAAGTGCTTGAGCTTGTCTGGTTGGAAAGGCAAGTTGTACTGGTTAATAGCAACACGACAACCCATAACAGTCATCTCCGTGGGGAAGAAGTCCATCATAAAGCGGAAGAAGTTATCCGCAAGTTTGTGCCACGCATCAACATCATCCTTGCCCATCTTCTCGAAAGTATCCTGCAATTCGTAGCACATACCAATTGTTAGTGCATACTGTGCAGAGATTTCTTTTACTTTGCACTCTTTAACCTTACCAGCAAGGATATCACTTGGAAGCGGAAGGTCTTTTGCAAACTTGCGGTGATTCATAAACTTTACAGCAATGCCTTCACCTACTGTACCTGCAACCAAGTCTGTAAGTTCTGCATCACGGATGTCTTCATCCTCACAGAACTGGCTTACAAAAGTCCAACTACGCGGTGTAGCAAAAGCATGTCCACTTGCACGAGGATCAAAGTCAAACAAGTCTGCTTTAGCAAAAGAAATGTAACCAACTACATCTTCATGGATCTTGTTAGCAACAGCCCAATCCAACCATGCTTCAAAGTCTGCACGGATTTCCAAGTGTACAAAACGGTTAGCAAGCGGAGTAGGCATACGATATGTAACACCTTTATCACTCTCACGGTTACCAGCCGCTACAATCTTAACGTTTTTAGGAAGTTCATACTGACCAACCTTTTTGTTAAGTATTAGTTGATAAAGCGCGGCTTGCACACTCTGTGCACCACTGTTAAGTTCGTCAAACAGCATAACAATTGTGTCATACTTTGCTGCTTCTTCTTCTGTAGGAAAATCCACAGGAGGTAACCAAACCATTCTATTGTTTGCTAGGTCTGGCGCAGGAAAGCCTCGCACATCTGTAGGATCCAGCAAACTAGCACGAATGTCTATTAGTTTTGCTTTACCAAGTTCACCACTATCAACAACGTATTGGCACATCTCTGACTTGCCAACACCTGGAGGTCCCCAGAGGAAAAGTGGGCGATCTTTTTTAAGCGCACGAATTAGTCTAGTAACTGCTTGTTTTACAGTAACGGTTCTTGCATCAACTGCTGACATGTTTTAGTCTCCTCTAAAAAATAACTTACTATACAAACATAGCATCTTTTGCTAGATTGTCAACCTTTTTCATACGACCACTGCGAACATTTTCTGCACCAAGATGCACATATAGATTACGCATCTCCATCATAGTTTTACTATCCAAATGTTCCCAAACTAGGAGTTCACCATCTTCGATTTCAACTGCCAAATAATACATTATCGTGTTAACCAATCTGTAGGAATGTTAGCATCGCACAAACGCTCCATTGCGTCTGCATCACATTTGACCCAAAAGTTAGGATCATCTTTAAGGAATACCCAGCGTTCGTCGTGCATTTTACGACCTTGACCTAGGTTAAATGTTTCATTTTCACTGCGCATACGCACTGCATCATTGCCGTTGAACTTGCCTTTTGCGTTTACAGTCCAAGGATTACCATGCTGTTCTATGCGATTCTTACCGTGGCGAGATCTACCCTCAAGCCAAACTACGTTGCCCTTTTCCATTATATGCGAACCTCTTCAACATTGAAACTAACAACAGCATCATCTTTAAGGATGTCTTGGATAACACTATCCAAACCACGTTTAGTATGCCGTGTAGTTTCCCAGGCATCACCATTTTGCATTTTTGCTGTAATTACAAACTTAAACATATCTCACTCCTCAAAAACAACTTACTATTAAACATAGCACGTTTAGAGGATATGTCAACCTTTTTTAGTCTTTTTCTGGCTCAATTGTATGAAACATGGTAAACGTAAAGTAGTCTTTTGGCTCGTGAAAGCGTATATCTACACCCAACATACTCCAACGTATGCTCCAACGGCTACCTTGTTCACCAAACTGTTTAGTCATCCATGCGAGAAACTTGCGTTTGTCTTGTGGATTATCCTCTACTTCAGCAGTCACAATCCACTTCCAATGAGTGTCTTCTAGTTCTCTGGTTCCCCAATGTTTAAACTTTGTGTGCATTTATAAATTTCTGAAAATCACCATTGTACATAGTAAGTGCAAAGTGTGTCTTTTTATCAAACAGCATTATTGTTCTACTACGTTTTTTTATATCTCTTATATAATACGGTGTTTTGATATATCTGTCAAGATCTAAAAGAAAGCGTCCACTGGGATCAACTTCTTCTATGCTTATTTCATAGTATTCTAGTTGTAGTCTGTCAACACAGTGTAAGCAACCTTTTTGTGTTAGTCTAAAGCCACCGTCACGTCTGGCGTTTTGCCACCAGTTAGTATATGCTATGTCGAATGTTGGTCTAAGATGAAACTCTCTGGGATCATTATCTATAAATGCTTGTGTGTACTGGTCTTTAGTACGCATGTCATGGGTAAATCTGCTTACCCTTGTCTAATACAACAACTGTAAACTGATCTGTCTGAAACTGTTTATTAAGTTTTTTTGCTAGGTTAATAGCATGTCCTGGATTGCTAAAGGATACCTTTTTGTATTTAGGTCCTGGATAACTAATAAGCATATTAAACGTTTTAAGATTGATTGGTTTTTTGTCGTAGTAGACAGCCCAAATACCTTGACTTGCAAGTACTTGCTCTGCTTTGTATGTTTCTTTTTCAACTTTTTCTAAGAGTACAGTAGGCTTAGGACGACTCATTATTATATCTCACTTTATAATATGCTACTATTATTTAGCAAGAAATATGCGTACTTTACTAAAAAGTATCCCCGTCCAACTGAACTTCCACTACACTATCTTGTGCTTTCTGTAATTCTATTACAGTATCCTGTAGTTCTGTAATGTACTCTAGTAATCTTGTATAATCATTAGCAATACCACGAGCATCCTGCGCATTAACAGTCAAACTATCTTTGCGCAGGTTTATACACCCGTGTGATAGTCTATCTAAATTAGGAAACTGAGGTTTAGCCATTTGTTTGTCTTAGTGCTTCTGTCATTTCAAGTTTTGTTTTAAAAGGACCAAGATAACTATTCCTAGACAATGTAATTAGTTTAGGACAACTAGCAGGAACCCAACCATGCTCAAACTGAATACAATACCAGCCTGCACAAAAGAAACTTTGACTGTCTGTTGTTTTTGTGTACAGTGGCAGTTTGCGTTTAAGATCAAAAATTGAATTAAATGGCCGTGTTTTACAGAAATAACCATGTACGTCATATTCTTGTTTTTCTTTATTAACAAGTTCTTTGCCTGAGAAACTAACACTGATCTTTTGTGTAAGTTCTTCTAATGCTTTAAACGTTTGATTCTCACTGCCAACTTGTAGTGTAACACCATTTTCATTGCTGCGAATAGTGCCTACTTTTTGACCATTATCTTCTAAAATCCAAAACTTATCTTCTAGTACAGGTTTAGCCACGAACTCCATGCTCGTCCTCCTTGTAATTAGCGTTTAACCATAGTGCAAATTGCTGTGCATTTTCTGCTACACGTTGCATGTCCCATTTACCGCAGAACTTCATAAAGTGTGCGCCTACCATGGGCTTGTTCTTTGCTACACTATGTTCACGGATAATATCATCTACATAGTCACGGATCTCTGTGGGCTGTGCAGTCAGGTCTACCAGTGTAACATTGCGCTCATAGTCGTCAAGTACACGGTGTTCTACACCATTGTGATCTGTCCAACGCTGTAGCATTAGGTTGTTCCAAGCAAAGCCTTTAGTTTCTTTGTCAGCATATGCTTCCAGTAGTCCAACCTTTTTACTACTGCCTTTTTCACGCACACCAGGATATGCACTGAACACATTGTCAGTAGCATCGCCTCGCATGCACTTTTTAAACAACTGATAGTCAGGTGCAGCAGGAACTTTTTGCTCGCCTGTTTTCTTATCTAACACAGGCTTGCCTTCATCATTTACCACACCATCAATTTTAATAAGTTCATTAGTAATACCGTTATACTGATGCACTGTAGGACTAATTAGTTGTACAAAGTCTGTGTCACTGCTTACAATAATGTGTGTATCCTCAGGATGCAGTGCAATAAAACGTGCAATTATATCATCTGCTTCTGCAATCTCACACTTCATAGCACTACAGTTTGTGCGCTCACCAATAAACTTTAGGAAGTCATCATATGCCTCAAAGAACAGTGCGTCCTCTTCTTGCTCACTAGGGCTCTGTGCTGCTCGCTTATCAGTTCTATTCTTCTTGTATGGAGTATAAAAGTCCTTGCGCCAACTACGTCCTTCAAGGGCAAATAACACATGATCTGCATTAAACTTGCGATAACACTTGTTGATAGCGTTGAGAGTAATATGGATAGCCATGCCAATTTTAGTTTCAGCATCGCCTCGCACTACATGTCTAGCACGAAAGAAAGTATTCATAGTATCTACAAGTAAGTAGGTTGCCATTAGTTTCTAAGTCCTTTGAACTCTTGTTTAACTTGTGTTATTATACTACGTTTACTTGGTTGTGTCAAGTCAGTTTTTGTATTGTATCTTGCAAGTATTTGAGGAAGTAAGTGTTTGAACCAAGCAGAATGTGCTTCTATTCCAAAATGTTGGCCACCATTCACAGTCTTATAACCAAGACCAGTGAGATACTCGCGATACTCCAATTGAGTCCTAAAGAAGTAATGTTTAATATTTTGATCGTCTAATTCATTGCTGAACTGTGCAATACGTTCTCGCCATATCTGCTTTTTGCGAGCAAATTCATCTGGTGTTTGTTTTACTACCCACTCTCGGTATTCTTCTTCCATACTTTCTGGCACAGAATCTGTACCACTTGCTGTAATTTGTATGTACCCGTCTTGATATGGCCATTCTTCTCTTTCCGGTGTTGTCCATCCAATGATAACAAACAGTTTGCTTTTATCCTGTGTTTCATTTATAAATTTCTGTGATGTTCTTATAATTCTTGCATTACTGCTTGCACTCTCTGCATCCATAAAAAAAGGCTGATTCAGTGCTTGTGCTATTTTATATCCAAATGTATGTGGTATTGCATCTGGATGCGCACGACTTCCCCATGCAACGTATCTTGCATCATCTGCAGCAAAACAATAATCCTTTACAAGTTCAGCACCTGCGCTATGACTATCTCCATTTACATAGATCACTTGTAGGCGTTCCTATGTTCGTCAATGTTCTCAACATTGCGTTGTGCTTGCTCTTGTTCATAACTTTCAAGAACAACATTACGACAAACATCCTGGAACCAGTTGTCAACAATGTCGTTATCTGTTTTGCCTTGATAGCCTGCACGAACTAGTTTCGCAACAAACAAGTCATTCCAATCAAGTTCAAAAGCGCCGCGTTCTAAACTACCAGCATCCAGTTCCATGCCCAGCACACTTACCCAGGGTTCGCCTGCTTCAGTAGCAAGATCTTTTTCACTTTTGCGAGGTTTTGTTTTTGTTGCTTTTACAGGTTTAGGGTTACCTAATACTGCTTTTTTAATTTTATCAAACATTACATTCCTGCTTTTCTTAGTTTTTCTATGTCAACTGGATGTTTCATTGCACGTTCTAATGGTGTTTGCGCTTTTGCTTCTTTGTGTATACGTTCAGGATCCAGATCCGCTTCAATGCCCATTGGATTAATGCTAGGTACCCCACGCATTTCCGAAGAGGCTGATGTGTAGTCTTGGCGTGAAGCGCCAACCTCGCTCCATGCAAAGTTCTGCGACTTGCTGAACATTGAGTGTATACTCTTCACTACGTCCGCCCAACGGCATACAATATACTGCACAGTTAACGTCTGCGTCACGGTATGCTTGAACAGCATCTGCAACTTCGTCCACATCCATACTATCAGCGACAACAAACTTGAGATAGAGTTCACTGTTATTAACACCAGCGTAATCGGCAACAATCCCAGGCTTAATAGCATCAGTTTGAGATTCTCCGCTAACTGTAAGTTTCGGGGAACAACTCCAAGTGACAGTAAATCGCTCTTGATTGTTGAGATAGTTTCTAAAGTCTTCCCTAAGGGATTGAGTAGCATTTGTTTCAAATGTGACATTCTTTAAATCCTTCATACGTGGATGTTCTAGTAGTTCTGCGTAAAATTTCTGCCATCCTAACAGTGGTTCTCCGCCTGTAAAAATGAGGTGTACGTCTTGACCGTTCTCCATAGTCCAACTGCCTTCAGGCGTGAGACTTAGTAAATGTTCTACAACTTCATCTACAGTTCTATCCATCATAAACTTTTTAAACTCTGGATAGATACTTGCATATGTATCACAGCCTGTGTGGATAATAGGCAAGTCATTAAACTTCTCTACTGTATTTACTATTCCACTATCCAGTAGTTCTTTGACTTCTGCATTGTGTTTTCCTTGTTCACTGCGCATTGGAGTACCTCTAGGAAGTCCAAAGTTCATACAACGAAAGTTACAACCGAATGTGCGTAGGAATACACTGGGTACTCCTACAAACTTGCCTTCACCTTGTACGCTGTAAAACGCTTCGCTATATCTTAGTTTCATACTAGTTCACTCCACTTACTAAGTTTTGCTCGCTTAACTTCTGCACGATCTTCTAGTTCTTGCCAACTAACAATATCCCATTCCTGAATAAGTTGTATCATGCAGTATACATCGCCAAGCTCTTCAACAAGATGCTCACGCTTTTTATCAAAGGTTCCCTGACGTAATATTTTACTGCATACTTGCACTAGTTCGCCACATTCTTCTGCAGTGATTACCATTAGTTGTTGTCTTGCATCTAGTTCACGCATCATCTGCAAAACGCTCCTTGCGCACATTCCATGGTGTATAGATAGCACTGTTTGCGCCATGCTCGCTGCACTCTGCACTTTCGCACTGCACACGCCCTGCTGTTTGATTGCGCACAAGTTCATCTGCAAACCGCCATGCATGTTCTGCAAACTTTTCTGCACCAACACCATCCATCACTGTGATCTCTGCAAGACCAAGTTTCTCTAAATGATAAAAATCTTCCATGTGAGGATCTTCACTGTCAATAACAACTTTATGATCGAACTGTTCCTCGAGCCATTGCTTTAATGGTTTTAGGCCACCAAAGTCTTGTACCCAGTTGCGATGATCCAATTCACTTGCACTAAATGTAAATTTAAATGCTAGACTGTATCCATGCAAGAATCTGCAGTGTGAATGATCTGCATGTGGTTGACGGAACACTGCACTAAGACCAATGTTGTGTCCGTATGTTTTTGTTGAATAATGTGGCATAATACCTACTCCTATGTTATAGGGCGGAATGTTTAAAGACGGACGAACCTAAGACGTCTAAGTGTATTTTATGATTTATTACGCATTTTGTCAAGATGTTTTTGCCAAGCATCCTGTTTAACTGCTTGAACTGCAATAATACAACGCAGTTCTCCACAAGCACGTTGAGGACCTTTTCCAATATGTGGATTGCTTCCATCAAACACAATAAGTTTGCCTGCTTCAAACTTACTTATCTCTGTTTTCCTTGTATCTTCTCTGTTATAAACAACAGTTTCACCGCCCCAGTTGTCCTCCCAACGACGGTTAAGATACAGTACGCCTGTCAGACTTTCACCTGGTACAAGCCAATCATCGTGGATATCACCATCTTGTCCGTATGTGTTACCAGCAAGCATACTGCGAACCATAATGTATTCATCACCGCAGATATCCAGGAAACGGTCACCAACTTCTCTTACCCATTGGTTAGCATCTTCTTTATACTCACCGTTAAATGTATCGTAAAAAGCCTGCCCCCACATTGGATATACAGTATCATTGTTTGATTTTTGTCCAAAGAACCAACGAGGCTGACATACAGTACTGCCCCAAAGATTTTTTAGCATATTTTCATCAACCCAGTCCGGATATTCTGTAATCAAACTCATTCTTCAATACTCCATTCAATGTCATATCCACCTTTGCGATCACTGAACCAATCGTCTTCTCTGTCATAATCATGATTGTTTACAAACTCATAAAACTCATCTGACTCTTCGTCATAGTGTTTTTCAAATGCTTCCATGCTGCCAAATTCAGCAACGATATCTTCATCATCCAGATCATATGTCATATGACTGTGTACACTATGATATTCAATCTTTTTAATAATCATTACCACCACTCCTCATAAGGAAATACAATCCATGCTGGATCTTCTGCTTTGTTAATTTCAATACTACTATAATCTACATCAAATTGACTTGGAACATTATCTATTAGTGCGGCAAATCTTAGGTTGTTTTCTAACACCCCCCAGTCATTGCGTATCCAAGTAAATGTTTCGCCTGTGTCATTAATATCATCAATAATTAGAATATTGGTTCCACATGTTGCTTCGTCTATTAGCCATTCGCAGTGTTCTTTTTCATCACCATCACGCATGCGCACATCCAGTGTGAACATTTTAATTCCAAGATAATGACTAAGCATCATAGCGGGCCACAAACCGCCGCGAGTAACACCCACGATAAAGTCAGGACGCCAATCATCCTTGTACATCTGCTGTACAATGTCCAAGCACGAGTGCTTTATATCTTCTTGCGTGATGTATCTTTTATTTGTCATCTGCTTCTCCCTGGGAAACTAGTTCCTCCACTCTTTTTTGCATATAAACAACAATAGGTTTCATAGCAATACTGTATTTCATTTTTTCTTCAGCAAGTGCAATTTCTAGTTTTAGAATTGCTATATGATTATTTGCCATTGAACTCTACTTTTACTCCCTGAGCAAGTAGTTCTGCTTTTAGCACTTCTACTCTACGTTCCATCCAGCCTATTGCAGTATGAATATGCCCTGTGTCATGTGGTTGTAAACAACTCTTAGCATACACTATTTCTTCTTCTATTGCAATAACTTTTGCTGGCTTACTGATCATCCCACAATCCTTGAAACTACTTCTGCAAGGAATGTGTATATAATCACAGCAAATGCACTCATACAAAAAGCCATTACTAGTATTTCTAATCCATCATGGCTTTCATACCAATCTAACATTTTTCTAAACATAGTGTCTCCTTAGAAGTTTAAGTTTAAGTTAATACCGCCGCGCTTTTCAATTTCGCTGACGCTATCTATTTTGTTGCGTAGTTCTGCAAATGCTCGAACATTACCTTGTATGCCCAGCATGTTTGTAACAGTGTCTACTTGTTTAATGCCAGTTTTTGTAATATCAAACTTGTAGTAGGTACCCAAATCAATCTCACGATCTGAGTTGCGGAAGTCCACTGTTTGTAGTTCTGTAATTACATTACCGTCCAATGTTCTGCTAGTAGGCACACGGTAAGTAAACTTTGCACTTTCGACTGTAACTGGTTGACTTACTGCAAAGCCCAGTGTATGTCCTTCAGCGGGAGCAAACTCATAACCCGCAGTAGCAGTG